GCATTATGACCAAGAGCAACGTTAGAGTCTCCTGTTGTTATACTTGAACCAGATAAATAACCTACAGCAACATTTTTACCACCCGAAGTCAATGCATCTAAAGAAGATGAACCAATTGCTATTGTTCCATTAACATCAGTATTTCCACCCGTTACAGAGTGCATTGCATTGTGACCTATAGCTATTGTGTCACTACAGGCAGTTGAACTATCACCAGCATCTTTTCCAATAAATATGTTAGCAGAACCAGTAGCCATTACCAATCCAGCTCTAACTCCTATTGCTGTATTTTGACCACCACTTGTTAATGCTTGTAAGGCAGTAACACCCATAGCTGTATTTTCATCTCCTGTTATTGTTCCACCATCAGCCGTTTGATAACCAACAAATGTATTATATCCACCAGTTGTTAATCCATCTGCTGACTGGTATCCTATAGCTGTATTTTGAGGGCCAGAAGTCAATGATAACAAAGATTCTTTCCCTATCGCAACTGTGCCATTTACTCCTGTTGTATGAGTTGAATTACCTAAAGCGTAATAACCTATTGCTACACAGTCTGCAACTGCTACACTCGCTGGGGATGCGTACATTGCTAAATTCCCAATCGCTACATTTCTTAATCCCGTAGTAGATAAACCAAGAGCATCTGCACCTATTATTGTGTTTCTGTCTCCTGTTGTAATATTTGGAGCAACAGAAGCCCCCACCGCAGTATTTCTATCTGCACTTGTGATGTCAGTTAATGCAAGATTTCCTATTGCTGTGTTATTTTGCGCTCCAGATACAGTTCCTGTACCCATTGCCAAATTACCAATAGCTAAATTTCTATCGGAATCATTATCACTACTTGCGTTAAAAGCAGATTTACCAAAAACTGTATTATCTGTATTGTTATCATTATTACTTAATGAGATTCTGGAGTTTGCATCAAGTACAAATCTTTTAGTTGTACTTCCAAGAGCTGAGCCATAAGCTATTGCAAATTCATCACTTTCGGAGTTGTCTATTCCTATTGTCCAATCACTTGCCCCTGTAGTTAAAAATTGTAAAGTAGGGTCGCCTGTTCCATCTTCTTCTATAAGAACCATTGGAGTTGTATAAGATGTATCTCTTTTAATGTGTAGCTGTCTTGAAGGCTGACCACCTATTCCAAGCCTATCTGTATTTAAATAAAGTGGAGTTGCATCGTTGTCTCCAGTTTTTACTTGTACTGCATTACTGCCATTACCAGCCGCAGTTGAATCTGTATTACCACTTAATTTTAAAAGCGAGGTGTAACTACTTGCTATCGTTGATCCTGTTAAACTTGCCATAATATTATCCTGTTAAATCTTCCCAATTGGTTGTTGTTTCTTCCCATTTAAGCATAATTGCTTCTGCACCTGACCATCCAATATCAATAATAGTTTGTACAAAATTGACTATAGATGCTCTTACTCCACCTAACATTATTTTAATGCCACTAGGTTGGTTGCTGTAGTACCTGTATCATATACTCTATCAAATACCAATGGTAACAATTGACCACTAGCTAAATTCTTAAATACGATAGCACTACCAGATCCATTTAGATCTAGCTTTACATCTCCACCTACTCCTACATATAATGCTTTATAGGGAGCACCACTTACATCTGCACCATCCGATGCAGTAATTGCTAATGCTTTATCATACACCATCTGGTTTAAGGATTCTTTTACAGAAAACTTTTGTAAATCAGCCATCTTTTTTCTCCTTTGTTACGATACCTTGCCGAGCTTGACTTTTCTCATGGGCATCTTGGTTAGTTTCTTTTACCACCGATTAGTAGTTGCAACCCTTCATTGTATTCTGCCTTTAACGATTGTAATTGACTTTGTTTCCATTGATAGTCTGTTATTTGTTTTTGAAGTTTTGCACTAAAATTTTGTATATCAGAATTACGTTCTTGTATTGCTTTGTTTACTTGTGCAGAGTAATCTTGTATTCCAGCTTGATACTTTTGAATTTTTTGTGCATCATCTGTCGATGCTAACTGTGCATTTTGAATTGCTTTTTGCAACTCAGCTTGATACTCTACATTGGCATCATTAAAAATGTTTAATTTGTTTTGCATAGCTTGACCGTATGCATTGAGATAAGTAGATATTTTTTGTAACTGTGACCCTGCTAGTTCTATATCTTCTTCTGTTTGAATAAAGTCACCTACAACTTCAAACCAATCACTAAAATCTATTTTATTATTATCTGCTGAAGCATCATTAGATAAAGTTGCTGTTAATTCTTCAGTTTCTCCTGCTACTGTAGGAGCTGTATATACAGGTACGGTAGCACTAAATGATATAGAAGTATCTGATAAACTAGGAGGATCAGGAGGCCCTGCAAATGTTAATGAACCTGATATATCACTAGGCAACGATGATGTAGCATTAGCTAATAATCTTTGTAAACATCGTACTGCACTTCCCAGTACCATTAATTGCTGTGCTTCTAACGGAAAGTTAGCTACTGCACTATCTCCATGTACTGTTAGTGTACTACCATCTGAAGTAGGCAATAAAGGTACATAATGCAAATGCCCTGAAGTAGCTCCACTACCTGCTGCTCCATTAACATATACTTTTTCATCTTCTAAATAATATACTGGATTGGTATCGGTAGCTGCATAAATAGATGCTGTATCATTATACTTTGCTTTTTCATGAGCAGGTATAGGCTTTGCTTTTACATCACTTTTATCTACTGCCAACACTTTTTTATCTGCAATGGTAAGGCCACTAGAACTAATAGCAGTTGTCTTTGCTACAGGTAATAATTTTGCACTAGGCAATGCAGATATAATCTCTCCACCAATATCTTGCAACGATTGGCTAATAAGAGTATCATCTCCTACTGAGCCAATTAAATCTTCTACTTGTGTTTTAAAACTCATGTTATTTCAGTATAGCTTGTTGAGGTTGTAGATTGTTCTGTATAGGAAGGTGCAGAAATACTTAATTCTGTAAAACTCGTAGAACCAATACTTTGTTCTGTATACGTAGGTGCACCAATCGTGTATTCTGTAAACGTAGTTAAACCATCCCAAAACAATGCACTGCTTTCCCATGTAGTTACTACATTTGCCCAGTATTCTGTTCCTGTAAATATTTCTGTCATTAGTAATCGTATTGTTTTATATGATAGCCAGAGCCATCTCTTCCTTTATTGGCATACTTCTTTCCTTCTCGTATACACATTTCCCATTCTTTATTAAAATATTGAGCTACTTGTAATGTTTGAGGATTTAGCTCGTATCCTTTGGCTATTGCATATTTAGCCAATGCATCATGAAACTCTGCTGGAATTGCAGGAGATTCTGTCATTGTAATCCCTGTTCCAGATGCTACAAAATCTTCGTCCAGTTTTACAGCATGGATCGTAACTTCTTTTGCTTCATTGACCGAAATGTAGTCTGCACTACTATCGGTACTAGATACCATTGCAAGTCCAATAGCATCTCGTTCTAGCCAGTATACTTTTTTCAAGGCTGCCGTTCTTTGATCAACTGACATCTGTTTTCTCTGGTTTGCCTACTAAACGTGGTATTTCATATCCGTCATAATCCACTCGTGTTACTTCTGCAATGCTATCATCTAAATCATAATAGCGTGTATCTGCTGTTGTATTAAACGTATATATAGTGTTTAGTATTCTTGTTTTTCTACAGAACTCATCCAATGCTTTATTTAGAAAAATACGTATTTGTGTTTCTCCTAAGTTTGGATGATGTTGTTGAACGGTTTCTATTAATTGTTTCTGTGTCATATCTTATCCAGTCAGGGGAGCATAAAGCTCCCCCAACTTGTTTTGTTTATTAACTGATTGTAATACCAGCAGCAACTTTTCCAAGTCCACCAACTATATAATAATTTGTACCATCAGATACTAATTTTATATAATCGCCTGCTACTGCTTGACCATCTACAAATGTAATAATTGTATCACTGCCATCACTTGTATCAGCAACATCATCAGCTGCACCTGCACTTACTGATCCTAGTATTGCACCAGAAGGAGCTACAATTGTATAGCTTGCACCAGACGGAGCAGCTTTTACAATAAATGTACCTTCCCATCCTGTATTGCTAGGAGCAGGTAAAGTAGTTGCAAATTCACTTGCTGAATTAAGCATAAACATTTTACCGCTATCGGCATTGCTTAATGTTGAGGCCGCAGTCAGTTCTTTAACACCTCCACTTGTACCACCTATATAAGGTCTAGCCATAATAAGCCTCCTTACGCTGTGATTTTAAACAAATGATGACTTTCAATTAGCTGTATACCAACACCTTCATCAGACATGTATTGATCTTTAACACCATCAAAGGCATTATCGGTCTTAATATTTGTCTGATACATAGATGGACGATAGACTGCATGAAACAGATTCTCATCAGATACAACTGCCATGTACTTGTTATAAGGCCCACGTAATGCTGGAGTTGGAATCAACTGTAACATACCGTGAGGTGTTTCAAGTACTCTGTAGTTAAAACCAAGAGCATCACGTTTCATGTCTCCAAGAGCAACTGTCCAACCTGAATTGCCAGATAATCCTGAAGTACCAGCCATTTTAGACCAGTAACCCAAAGCACCAGCTCCAACAAAAGCACGTTTCACACCTGCTTCTGGTATATACTGGAATACTTTTTCCATGTCATCTACAAAGTTTCCATATCCGTAAGAACCATCAATGCTAAATACGTTTTGTCCATCATGTGTAGATGTAGACTCACCATACTTTTCTAAAGCAGAAATAATTCCATATGTGGTTCTAATTAGATTTCCATCTGAATCAGTTCTTCCACCATCTGCAAATGTTTCATCATTATTAGTATCGTTATTTCCAGCTCCATAAGATGCTTCTTGCAATCCTGTACCACCAACTCTTTGACCAAACAAGAATGCTTTTTCTTTTTGCATCTTATGCTCTTGAGCTTTTTGCCTACGAAGTCTAGCCAATTCTGAAGACTCACCACGAAGCACTGCTGCTTCTAAAGTACCAGTAACCTGTAAAGGTGTCTTAAAAATTTGACAAGAATTGTAAACAACATCTAATTCATCTGACCATGCATCAGGAGCTGAACTACCTTCTCCATGTGCATTACCAACAACAATAAAAAAATCGTTATCTGCAACATCTATGGCATCGTCACCTGCTGGTTTAAATTTGATAGTGTTTGAGTCAGTAATAGAAGAAATAATAACATTTCCTCTCTTAGTGTCTTTATCGCTATTCCATACTTCACAAACCAATCCAATCCATGAACTATCGCAAGACGAACTAAGTCCTACAATATTATCAACATCCATATCTCCAGATTCTGCATCTGCTGCAGTTCTGTTAGCAACGTCTGTTGCAGATTGAAACTCTTGTTTTACCCAAGGATTACGATGTTCAAACATCTTAAAAACTGGGTCTGGGACATTTCGCATTTCCTGATTACTAATCATGGTAGTAAAAGGGGCAACGTCTGTCCATAGCTCCTTAGTGACCTGCGGATCGACATAAAAATTCCGTCTATCCGTATAAAGTACACCAGAAGCTCCTTGCATTAGCTGCTTTTCTGTAGCTGCCATTTGTAACTCCTACGTTATTAATTATCTACCTGTAGCCAACAGATAGATGTTCTAGT